TGTGGCCCACTAAATTCTATCATTTACATCTTCCGGCTCAAGTCCTTCAATGTTTTTGTAGTAATAAGGCACAATTTTCTCTTGTCCTTCTTTTGTAGATAAATCTGAGGTAGTTAACTCCATTGACTGGGCATAAGCATTCAAAAAAGTTCTGGTGTCTCCACCTGCTTTTTTGTACTTTAGAAAAGCAATGCCATCTTCATCCATTTCCTCAAAGAAAGCCTGGAAGGTTTCTTCCACTCTTGCTTCAATTTCCTGGTCATGAAGTTCTATCAGTTTCTCTCCATCAATGGTGTTACCTACCTCAGATTTATCTACAGAAGAAGGACAAGAGAAAATGTTGCGTTATTACTACAAAAACATTGAAGGACTTGACCCGGAAGATGTAGATGATAGAATTGAGTGGGCCAAAGAAGGAAAGAAGATGGAGAAGCTGTCTAAGAAGTATTCTGAAACAGTTACTAAAATGGATCAGCAAAGAAGAGACCAGGCTCTACTGGCAGCTCAGGAAGCTGAGTCTGCAGCAGCAGAGAACAGAAAGAAGTTTGAAACTTCCCTGGTAAAAACTTTGCAGACAGCAGATGAGATTGAAGGAGTTCCTGTAACTAAAGAGGACAAGGCAAGTCTTGGTGTTTATTTGAGTAAGCCTATTGTAAAAATTGGCAAGAACAAATACATCACCGGAATGCAGGCAGATATTCAGAAAATATGGCAGGATGAAGACAGGTCAAAACTGTTGTTGCTTGCCAAATTTGTAAAAGCAGGCTTGAAACTGGAAGGAGTGGAAAAGAAAGCAGTGACTAAGAAAGTGGCAGAAGTTAAAAAAGCAGTCTTTACACAGAGAAACACAGCAGGAGTAACCGGAGGTGGAGGAGATGAAGGTAAAAAGAGTTTGGCTGATTATTGGTAACAAATAAACATTTTTATTAAACATAAATAAAACACAACAAAAACAATGGCAAATGTTGAAAGCAGATTAATTACCCGAAGAATGCCGTGGCATGCTAATATGACAGAACTCAATCACTTGGGGGCTGCTCTTATTACCAAGCCTCAGATTTTTGAGAGTAAGCTGACTAAGCTGTTTACAGCTTATAAGTACTCCGATAATCCCCTTACAGCAACACTGGCAGGTGCTGGCAAAGAAAGAACATCCAATACCACAGAATGGGAATGGAGCCTACGTGCAGCTTCTACCAGACCTCTGGTGATCCTGGAAAATATGGAAGATGTATCTAACACAAGATTAGGAGCCGGTAAGGTAACTTTCCGTATCAAATTGGATGAGAACTGGTACACAGCAGGTGATATCATACATCCAGGTGTTTCTAACAAAAAATTCCAGTGCCGTATTCAGGAAACTCCTTTCAGACATGGTTCTGGTTGGGTGTACACTGTAAGGTTGATGGATGATGCTTTTTCTGCATTCTTACCATTGCAGTATGTTGCTGCAGGAACTCAATGGGCAAAGTTATATTCTCAGTATGAGGAAGGTGGTCAACAGTCTGGTTCAACCCAGTACAGCTTGCCTATCACTCTGAAAAACAGAATGTCACGTTTCCGTAAAGAGTATCAGGTAACTGGTGATGCTGCAAATGAAGTTCTTGCAGTGAAAATTCCGGATAGTAATGGTGTATACCAAGACAGCTGGATTAAATATGCTGAAGTTGAATATTGGCAGCAATGGTACAAAGAATTGGAAAGAGGTTACTGGTATTCCAGAAGCACAAGTTCTGTTCTTGGTGCTAATGGCAGACCAATTTACTCTGGCCCTGGTATTCAGGAGCAGTTGGAAGATTCTCATATCTACCGCTATTCTCACTTGAGCTCAACTTTGATTGAAGAATATCTGATGGATATTTTCTACAGCAGAGTAAAACCAGGCTCAGGAAGAAAAGTAAAAGCCTTTACCGGTGAATATGGTATGTTGATTTTCCACAGAGCTATCCAAGACTGGATGAATAAATCTGGTTTCATCAAAAATGTTGAAGTCTTTACAGACAAAGTAGGTTCTGAACTGAATGCAAATTCCTTAGTTGCAGGCTACCAATTTGTGAAGTACAGAATGGCAAATGGTGCTGAACTTGAATTGGTTCACAACCCATTGTATGATGACAGAGATATCAACTTTGAAATTGATCCGGTAACAGGATTCCCTGTTGAATCAATGAGATTTACTTTCCTTGATTTTTCAGGAGAAGGCACAGGTTCAAACTTATCTTTGGTTAACAAAAACAATGGTATGGCACTTGGTTATGTAGCCGGTTTGCAGACTCCTTATGGACCTGTAACAGGTAACAAGCTAATGTCACACTCTGGAGACTACTATGAGATGACAGTTAAAAAACAATGTGGTGTACACATTGAAGATGTTTCTCGTTGTGGAGAGTTAATCTTGACCAGAAACTAAAAGAAGTAAAGCCAAAATAGAAAGCCAGTGAAATACCTGGCTTTCCATCAGAGGGATTTTAAGTATTAAATTGTAAAATAAAAGAAAATGATAGTAGAAGTAAAGCCAATTGACACTGATAAGTGGCATGGCAAAAAAGGCAAGGAGTCATTTGCCCAACCAATGACCATTGAAGTTCTTTACAATAAGGAAACCGGTAAATACGCAACAGGATTGAGTCCTGAAGATGTGAAAAAATATGGAGAAGAGTTAGGCTTGGATTTGTCTGACAGATTTGATGCTATGAAGCCTCATCCATATTGGAGTACACAACCTGCCAGGATTAAGTTGCCAAACCATACAGTAATCTTTAACACGGAGAAATCCCTGGATTACATCAAACTTTGTAATTTGAAAGCCAGCAAATTTGTGGCAAACTCAATCAAAGAATTAGCAGAGGGTTTATGGCCGGAAGCTACACATGTTATTTTCTCTGAAGAAGAAGAAGTTGAAGTAAAAGCAACTAAAGTTTCTAAGAAAATGGAATGTATGAAATTGGCAATGGATATGAGCAAAGATGAGAAGGTGAACATAGTTCAAATTCTTTCTGCTAAATCTGTAAGAGGTAGAAGTGAAAACTTTGTAAATGTAGAAATTGACAGCATCATAGAAGACAGACCTGAAGAGTTTTTGAGATTTGCCAAAATGGATAAACAACTGGTATACACCAGAGCAGCAGTTCAGGAAGCATTGCACAGAAATATCTTAACTAAAGAAGGTTCTGCAGTGTACTACATGGGAGACAAGCTGGCAAATGATGTGGAAGATGCAGTTAAATACTTCATGGACCCTTCAAATCAAAAATTGAAAGTGGCTATTTTAGAAAAACTGAACAAGTAATTAAATGAACATAAAAGAGATGCAGTATGACCTCAGGCTCAAGCTCAACAAGCTTGATAGTGAGAAGTACAAAAACATCAAGGTTCCGGAGCAAGACTGGAAATTGAATGAGGCTATGCAACTCTATATTAAAATGATTGCTGTTCCGAGAATGGATACAAGAGGGGGATTTGAACAGACACAGAGGACTATAGATGACATTAGCAGTATTGTGGTAAACACAGATGGCCTTACAGCTGCTCCTTATGACTCTACCTCTTATCTTGTAGCTCTTCCTGATGATTACATGTATCTTGCCGGATTTGATAAGATAGTGGCTTCAAAAGGGACTTGTAAGAATGTGGATATGGAATTGATTCATGTAAGACAACATGATGATAATGCAGAAGCCAGTCCATTTGACTCCAGCAACTTTGAGTGGAAAGAGCTCAATGTGAGGTTCTTTGAAGAAGGTTTAAGAGTGTTTACAGATGGCACATTCAGTATAGATAGAGTGTACATGAATTACATCAGAAAGCCAAAGTTCATGCACAATGCAGAAGACTTTGTTGGGGGCACTTATACAGCTTTGGATGGAACAGTACTGACAGGAACACAGGATTGTGAGTTGCCCTGGCAGGTACACTCTGAAATAGTAGATCTTGCAGTGCTGATAATCACAGGAGACATTCAGATGCCGGATATGGGCTTTAAACAAATGAAAGTAAAGATAACAGACTAAAATAAATTAATCACTTTTAAAAACAAAAGAAAATGAGTAAAAATAATGATGTATTCTCAGTCTTAGTGACTGCAGGAGCAAAAGCACTGGCAGCTAAAGATTCTGCTTTAACCAGCTTAACACCTGGACAAATTGGTGTGTTCAATGCAGACACTAACCTGGCTGTAGATGACACATCTTTTCCTGGTGTCAGTAAGATTTATCTTGCTGTGGGTGTTGACAGGGATGCAGATGGAACTACAGATGATGTAGTAAAAACATCTGGCAATATCCAGATTAGTGGAGTTCAGGTGTACAACATGGTTTGTGCTTCAGATGCTGCACCACAAATTACGGACATCACAGGCTTTGCTGCAAAATGTGATACAGAGTTTGCTGTGAAAGTAGGTATCCGAAATCAGGCAGCTTATGCTAATTATGGATTTAATTATCCATTTAAAACTTTTGTGGTACATACTTCTTGCTGTGAAACTGCTTGTGGTGGATGTCCTGAAGGAGATTGCACAGAGCTTGCCAGCTTGCTTGTGTCTGCAATTAACCTGGACAAAGAAAAACTATTTACTGCAACAGCTTTCACTATCAAAGGTGGATTAACTGTGAGTACAGCTCCAACTTCAGATGGTGACATCACAGTAGGAGTAGGTTCTGAAACTTTTACTGTAGGTATCTTAGATGCAGATACAGTAGGTGGAGTTGCAGTTAAAATTGCTGCTGAAATCAATGACACAACTACTAGTGCCTATGTAGCTTCTGTTTCTACTGCTACAGTGAATATTGTTCAAAAAGTTCCTGTTTCAGGTGCAACTGATGCAGTAACATTTGGTGCAGGCACAACAGGTGCAGCTGCCCTTTTAACACCGGATTTAGCTTACCTTGCTGTTTCTGATATTGCTGCTTTTAAAGCAACTTATCCTGGAGCATGTTTAGGTGTGAGAATCACTGGTGCTGCAGAAAGTATCAAAACTTACTGTAAAACAAACTTAAATTATTTGTTCCCAAGAGGTGCATCTTTGGATATTATCTTAGGTTCAGGGTTTGAATGTAATGGTACTGCTACTTTAGTACAGTCTGTTGCTTTTGAAGAAGGTGCCGGATATGACATTGCACACCAAGAATACATTGCAGGTGGCTGGAATGGAAAACCTGGTCCATACAGACAGTCAGCTTTGGTTGGTGAGTCTATTGGAGATTTTGACTCTTTTGCTGTGAAAACAGGAAAGTACACTCAAATCCAGATCACCGGTGAACAAAAAAGTGATGCAGGTTGGAATACCTATGAAAATAGAACCAATGCTACTATTGCTATTCCTTGTGGAGATGCAACACCACTGGAAGATTTGATTGATACTTTGGATGCTGCTTTTGCACATCTTTCTCCTATGGCAGCTGGAGTAGAAGATTGTTCTTGTGCTTAATTGAGATACAAAATTTTTCATACTAAAAGGGTAGGTGGTAAATACTACCTACCCTTTTTTCTAATTCTTTATTATGTTACAAAACATTGATTGCAATTATATAAAGGTAGATTCTTCTGTGTTTACAACAATATTGGAGGATATTTCTTCTTATCAATCTATTAAGGTAAATGTAAGAAAGAACTGCTGTGAAAACCTAACTTATTCTTCTGAAATTGCTCTGTCAGATTTAAACTGGAATATAAAACTTTTTAAAGTAGCACAAGAAACTTCTGCTATTGAAATAAAAGAATTTTATGTAAAAAACATTCTTACCGGAGTAGAGGAAAAAATAGTTCTTGAGTATGGTTACAACACACAAAATTGTACTGTTGGATTTGAAGACATAGAAGATGATATTATATACTGGCTTACTGCCAGAGGAATCTCTGAGTTTCCTACTTTTAATATGGAAACAGATTCAGATGGGAATTGTGTTTTTTCTATTTTAAGTTTACCAATACCTTTTGTGATGACTAAGATGGTTTACACACAAGGCGGTATAAGCTATGACAGATATTTTACTTATTCTGAAGTAGGCACAGGTTTGTTTATTAGTGGTGAAAGTTTATACATTTCTCCGGCTATCATAGACAGTTTATTACCTTCTTTTACAGATGGTATTTACACAGTAGATATCACTTATGTAAAGAACAACAATTCTACTATTGTAGAAACATCTTGTTTATTTTTAGATTGTACTATCAAATGTAAAGTGGCTGCTAAAATAGATACTTTAAAAACAGACACTACACTGCACATTATTTATTTTGCATTATTGGAAGCTTCAAATTGCTCTTGTCAATGTGATAAAATGTGTAAACTATATGAACAATTATTAAGCGAATTAGGAATCATTTTAAATACAACAGACTGTGGGTGTTAATCAAACTTTTATTCCTATAGTGCAAGAGTCTCCTCCTGCAGTTTGTGCTGTAGTAGATATTGCACACAATCTAATGCTTTCTGATAAGTACCAACTAGAAAGCTTAAAGATATTTAAGTCTGATTTTAAAAATTATGCAGTAAGAAAAATGGCTTGTAAAAGTTTAAATTCAAACTGTTATAAGGAAGAAACCTGCAACAACATTATTTATATGAATGTTAGCTGTAGTTTGTGTATATTTGAATTAAATAATGCAAAGAATCCATGTGTATTCACATTAGATTCAAATGTCACTTATGCCAACACTTTAAACTAAGAAGATGTCAAACATAATATACTTTACAGAAAATAAAACAAAAGGGGTACAGGTTTCAGCTGAAGTGCTGGATATGCTGCAATCTGCAGAGAAAACTTTGGAACAGGCATTTATCTGCATGATGGGCAATAATGGCATTGTATGTGGATGTACTGATATAGGAGGGGGAATTTATTCTGAAGGTTTGATTATATGGAACAATGAACTGTTCTTTTTTCAAGGAGGTTCTTTAGCAGCTTATATAGTAGTAGAAGAAACTACTACAGAATGTACTTTTTGTAATGGAAATGATTACAGGATATTTACAGTAAGAACTGCAAAGTTTGCAACCTCTATTCCTGGTGGTGGAACTGGTGTTGCTGTCACTGCTAACCTTCCAGAATTTTATCATCCTGAATATACATTTTTTACTTTAGATGCTCAGGTAGTACAAAACACTGAAGATATAACTAATTTAGACCAAAGAATAGATAGTATTGAAGCTGAAATTACTATTAATCAGGGAGACATAACAAACTTACAAGGATTATTAGATAACTTCTATTCTTTATACACTTTACAACAAAATCAAATTGACTACCTAACAGCACATCTTTTTGATTGCTGCACAGAACCACCTACTTTAGATACTACTTTTGATGGTACTACTGTTGACCTTTGTTCTGAACAAATACAAGGTAGAATTACTTACACGTTAAATTTAGTAGCACCAGGAGTATCCGGATTCTCTGTAACACAAAAAATCTTAGAAGTACCCACTGCAATTCCACCAGTTGTAAACAGTGTTACAATGTCAAATATGATAGTTCCAAACTCTGTTAGCATGAGAGAAGAAATTGCTGATATTGGAAATGCAAATAATAAATTCAAATTACAAATTCAATATACACAAAGTGCTGTTGTTAAAACAGGTTTATTAGTATTCAGTTTACCTCATTTTGCAATGAACAGTGATTCTTGTGTTGAAGATATTAGTGCAACATTTTATCCAACTTCTTTTGAATAATAATTATAAATAGAAATGGAAAAAGAATATAATCCAATCTACAGAATAAAATATTACTGGTGAAGAAAATAAAGTGTAATTTTAAACAATAAAACAATAAATAAAATGTTTGAATCAGATAAAGGATTACAGGCTACTATCCAAAGAATGTTAGCTGATATAAATGCCCTTAAAGGGAGGGGTATTGTAGATATTATAGAAGGAGATAATGTTTCTATAGATAAAAGAAATCCAAGAAAGCCAAAGATTTCATCTACAGCTTCAAGTGGTGGAGGTGGAGGTTCATCATATATACCACCATACTTAAAAACAGGTGGTGCATCATGGTCAGGGACAGGTCTTGTCTATGATGTTACTGCATTAGAGTACTATTTTAATGGCGACAAAAATACAAGTGCCACCCAAGTTACATTAGATGCTTCCGACCCTGTTAATAACAGATTGGATGCGATTGTGGTGGATGAGGCAGGAGTAGTAAGTGTTATAAAAGGTGATGCTTCTGCAAGCCCTATTTCGCCATCTGTGGATGAATCACATATCCTCGTACAATACATCCTTGTAGAAGCAGGTTCAACGCAGCCAACTATTGCCAAAGAAGATATCTATTTAGAAAATGTAGAGTGGACTACATCTACTTATACGACAGGCACAGCAACAGGTTCTATTGATTTTGACAATGCTGTTTCCCCTAAACAAGGAGTGAAGTGTATATCTGCAAATGCAGACGCACGGTTAGGAGCAAGGTTTGTTAGGACTACTTCATTTGACCCTTATCAATACACCATGCTGTCTATGTGGGTTAGATTTACTGGCTCAAATGTAGCGACAAATAAGTCTTTAAATGTAAGGTTTGAGAATGGCGCAGGTGCATTGGTGGCTAATACTATTAATCTTTTCAATTTTGGATTACAGGGAAATTTGCTGAATGTTTGGCAGTTAGTGGTAATTCCTATTACTTCATTTGGTGCATTGCCTACAAGCGTAAAAGGTTTGAAAATCATTATGACAGGTGGTACTGTTGGTCAAGCAAGACAATGGGATATAGACCTGATTTCATTGACTGATAATTCTGTTCCTGTCATTAATGAACAGGTATTCAATGTACTTAAAGACGGAGCATTAGTTGGGCAGTCTTCCTCGTTAAACTTCAAGGGTGGGGCAGTAAATGTTACTAAAGATGTGACAGGAGACAAGATAGATGTCGAGGTTATAGGTGGTGGCGGTGGTACTCCAGCAGGTTCAGATACACAAATTCAATATAACAATGCAGGAAGTTTTGGTGCAGATGCCCTATTCACTCGTGATGCAGACCAATTAACAAACATTGCAAAAGCAGAAGGAGTACAATCAGCGGTTACATTTACTGGTACAGGAGACGATGATTTGGTTATACAACCAATCGCAACATATGACGGAAGTTATCCTGCAACCTACAAAGTAGTTGCAACTGGTACATCAAGTCAAGGTATTACAGTTGAAGGTACAACTGGTGGAAGTTTTGCTCCATCTGATACCATTACAAGTAGTTCTGGAGGTTCAGCTACAGTAGATAGTGTTATTTATAATTCTGCATTTGATTTTTATTTCCTTAATGTATCTAGTGTAACTGGAGATTTTAAAGATAATGACACTATTACAAATGGTACAGCATCAGGACAAGAAGTAGAAAATATTGATACATATGACTTGTTTGACTTCTATCTTAACGATGTTCTTACTGGAATAAATGCTTTTAAATATATACAAAACAACAGTCTATTTAACTTAAATTCTGGTACACATGCTGCACTAGACCAATGGGAATGGGGCTATTCTATTGCAGAAAAATACTCATTCAAACTTACTGATAATGCTGAAGGGTTCTTTGGTGGATTAGCAGGCATACAACAAGTATATAAAAACGGTTCAGCTAAGGCTGAGTTCACAATAGCAGAATTCCCATTTGGTGCAGGTATTCCAATTACACTTATTACAAACACAGACGGTACTACTTGCGCAAATTACATAACTATGGATTTTGATAAGGGTGTTTTAATTTCTGCAGAAGACATTTCTACAGATGACGTATCTTCTGTTATTATAGATAAGGGTGATTTCTCTATTACTTCAACAAATAATACAACATTTTTAAAAAACGGTATTGATTTCTCATCAGGTTTATTAAAAGTAGGAAATTTATCAAATGGTAATGGTACATCAATTACTATTGATGATGTAAACGAACACATAACAATCAGTAACTTGCCAGCATACGATGATGATACAGCAGCAGGAGTAGGAGGTCTTACAGCAGGAATGGTGTACATGACAACAGGTTCAGGTTCTGCACCATTAAACGCAGCAGGGATTTTAATGATAAAGCAATAATTGGTAATAGCGGATATCGCTGATTAATTTGTAACAACATGATTATAGCATACTGCATATTTATACCGATACTACTGTTTATCAGTGGATTTGCTAAAGCTGTAAATGGTGTGAATGCTGATAGTACAGTTAATTGGTGGATAGCACCTTAAAAATATGACAACAACACTAATAATATTATCCATTGTTTTTGCTGTGATTGCTCACACACTTGGCTGTATTTCAGGCTATGCTAAAATGATATGTGATTTATCTGAAGAAGAAAAATTGAATAAAACTCCTTACGAATACTGGCACAAAAGAATTTCAAGTTTAAATAAGCATCAATATACTG